TCATTAATATAAAAATCCTGTAAATCTTTATCTTTTAAAAGAGTATCAGCAGCGGCAGGTCTACCAGATGTAGTTTTAATAGCTAAAAGAGAGAAGACTCTTTCAACAAGTAAAGGTGTAATTAAAGGAAAGGGTAAGTTATTTTGATACTTATAAAGAATGAAAGAACGCAAAAATAGTGAAACTCTGGAGGATAATAGATGCATTCTGGAAACAGCACTAAAAAGAGTGTCTAAAGGAAAATCTCTGTGAATAATAGATTTAAGAGAAGTTTTGATAACGGAATAATCAGGTGGTTTCTTGTTATTTGAAAGCATATTTTATTTGATAAGAGTATTATCAAAAGGAACAAAGAAAATCAATTTTTCTAAAAATATATTTTTATAATATTAAAATAAAAATATTGAATTAAATGATTAAAGCTAAAATGCACTTGCTTGAATTATTCTGCATATCTATTATGTATAAGAATTGAAAAAAATATCATAATAAAAATTTACTAAGAAAATCTAAGGAAAACTCTATCTAGAGTTTTCTTTCCTGAGCGCAGCAAGTTGACAAGTCCTAGTCTATCGACTGAAGGGAGTTACCTTTAGGGGTTTTTGTCTCTTTAGTCTCTTTAGTTTTAAAAAAGGGCTTACTTACCATCCATAAACGTTGTAGTAACCATCATTATTATAGAATCTATCATATCCCCAAAAACTGGTGTAGAATGGTGAACTAATGTCCCATGGAGCATATTCTGGATTATTGGTTGAATATTCGGGTCCGTAGTTTGAAAACTCATCAATTACATCAGGTTTGCGCATAATAGTAATGAATAACCATATTAATAAGATCACTATCAGAAATACAACTATATTATTTTCGTCCATTTATATAAAATACAAATATTTTTCTTTATACTTTATCTTTAAGAATTAACTAGATTTAATACTTAACATTTTGCTTTGATTTAGTTTAGCATTTAGTTTAGCATTTAGTTTTAGCACTCCGTTTTAGCACTCCGTTTTAGTACTCCGTTTTAGCACTCCGTTTTAGCACTTCGTTTTAGCACTCCGTTTTAGCACTTTGTTTTAGCACTCTGTTTTAGCGTGATTGCGCGCGCGCGTTTAAAATGACCTTTTAATTTTCTAGACTATAGGATATTTAATTCAACTAATTACTAACAAAAATAACAATCTATATTCAAAAATAAATTTCTATAGTCTAGGAAACAAAAAGGTCGTTTTAAACGCGCGCGCAGTCACGCTAAAACAGAGTGCTAAAACAGAGTGCTAAAACAGAGTGCTAAAGATATTTTTTTAGTATGATTTACGATTAATTTATTTATTTTTTACGATTAATTTACGATTAATTTAATCATAAAAATAAATGCCAATACCTAGTATGGCATTTTATTTTAATATTAAATTTAGTATTAAAAAGAACTAATCTTTTACTAATTTTATTACTAATTAATAATAAAATTAGCCTTTTTTACTAATTTATTTATTAATTTTATTACTAATTAATAAAATAACTCCTTTTTATTAATTTTTATTACTATTTTTTTATTACTAGTAATTTACTAATAAATTAATAATTAGTAAAAATAACCCTTATTATTACTAAATAATAATAAAATAACCCCTTTTTATTACTAAATAATAATAAAATAACCTTTTTTTTATTTTTATTTTTATTAAGTAATAATTTTATTACTTATTATTAAATAGTCTTTTTATTATTATTAATTAGTAGTAATAAATTGATAATGTTTCTTGTTTATATGATTTATGGGAAAATAATAAATGTCACTCGATAAGTGGTTCGTAAAAAAGGATAATGACGGAATAGCAGTTGAAGCGATACATACAGTATTCTTTTTAGATGGAGACTCAATGAATGCTATATGGATAAAAGAGATTCCTAAGCCTAATGCGTATTCAACTACGATTAAATGGACTGACGGTAAGACTGTAACACTTGTATTAAAGGAAATAAATAAATTCTCTAATTTTGCTTTTCCACCAGAAACTATATATAATAATGTTCCTTATCTTAAATCGCATTTACAAAAATGTATAAGAAGATCGAATCTTAACCTTACGTTAAAGACTGCATTACATCTAGCTAAATTAGATTTACAGGAACTTTTAAGAAGATTATGTATTATAATGGTGGAGGATGCAATGTTGATGCCTGAATTCTCTACATTAGTGTGGTTAATGTCAGCGGTTTCTAAAGGATATTCATTAGATAAAAAGAAGGTTTATTGGCTTTTCGGTCTAATAGCTAAGACATGTAATATGCCGTATAAGGAGAGTATTAGTAGTGGTACTATTGATAGTAGTGAAGATAATGGCGAAAATAATGGTAGCGAGAATCGTAGTGTTAATCTAGAAATAGAAAATCGCGATAAGAAAGTCTCATTAAAGCAAAAAACGTTAAATTATAAAAAAGATCAACAATATAATGATCAAGGTGATACAGTATCTATATCTATCGATAAAAAAGGAAAAGATAAAAAAGACAAGAAAAATGTGATAGATGATTGGAAAAAATGGAAATTGTATAAACTAAAAGAGGATGATAAGAGTGTAGTACAATCATTATTATTTAGGGAGAGTTATGGTGGAATGCCGGGTGATAAAAACATGTTGTTAAAGGCCGCATCTTTATGGTATAATAGATTTTTAAATGAAATAACGAGTAGTAATAGTGAAAGTGATAATAACATATTAAAAGAATATCGAAAACAGGATAGAATAGTATATATCTCTCCACCAAGTGAGAATCTGAATCTATCTGAATGGATCTTACCAGCAATCGACTTTCATGTCGTAAATAATATGATTATGATATTGGTGGATAAATATGAGACCCTGAGTTATGCAAATATAAAGGATGCAATATGGCATCATAGTAGTAAATATACGAATAAGGAGATAATCGGTGTAAATGGTGTAATTGACAAAGAATTTAATAGGACGATCGATTATTGGAATTTGATTAGAGGAGAGTTTTACGGTCTTGCAAACTATTTTTTAAAGAATAATCATTAGCCCTTTTAGCCTTTTTTAAAAGCTAAGGTCACTCTATCTATTTATATGCTTTGTTATCTTATGTTATAAATATATTGCTATTATTTGTAATTATTGATATAATTAATTAAAATATTTTTGATAAAAATTGATAAAAAAATGTCCTGAGCGGCAAACTTAAGATTATTATTATCAGACAATTTATATAAGTAAAAGTAAAGAAAAGATGCCAGCAGTTAATAAACAGCAAATTGTAGAAGAGATTGGTGCGAATATTACTGAGAAATATGGTATTGATGCACCCGTAGTAGAGGATTTTAAGACGATGATTATGAACTCATTATCAGCATATTATGTATATGATAGTGATCAAGGAAAAACTCCACGCAAAGCACAGAAGGGTGGCAAAGCTGCTCCGACTGCTGCAGCAAAAGTTGAAGCTAAGGATAAGAAGCCTCGCAAGACATCTGCATACAACGTTTATGTTAAGAAGATGATGCAGAGTGAGACGGTAAAGGATGTTCCACAGAAGGAGAAGATGGCTAAGATTGCAGCATTTTGGAAGGACTTAAGTGAAGCAGACAAGGCTACTTATAAGGTCGAAGCAGATACTTTAAATGCGGCTAATCCATCATTAGCTGATGACTCGAAAACTGAGGCTTAAATCTTTAGTTTTCACAATAAAAACCCTAAGTAATATATTATATTAATTGTGTAAATATAATATATTTGTGTGTTTCCATTGAGAAAACCCAGCTTTGCTCGGCTTTTCTCAATTTAGCTGAACTTCAGTTTTGAATAGTTTGTATATTTTGTCTTTAATGTCAACCTTGACTGAATCTCCACAAGATTTACAATTTCTGCGCATGAATGCAGACTTATGGGTTACATATTCTAATTCTGGAAGTCCGCATTTATGACATAGAACATATTGATCTATGAATAATCGTAATGGTTCATATAATTGTTCATAGCTGAATCTTCCTTTAATATAATAGCTTGAAAGATCGTTTTTATCGGCTAATAAAAATTGTGATCCAAGATTAAGTTCGATAAATTTAATTATGCTTGCAAGACTAATCTTAAGTGATTTTGCAATATCAGGTAGATTAGAAACGAATGTTTCGGCAAATTTACCTTTATCTTTAATACGTGACTGAAGTTTCGGCATCTTATATCTAGCATGATTATCTACTACATTTTGAATGTTGATTAATTCAGATGTTGTATTATTACCAGCTTTGCTGTTATTACCTTCTTTTTCGCTACTCTTAAATAAATTATCGAAATCCATTCACCTTAAGTTAAAACTCTATAACTATATATAAATTAATATAGTTATAAAATCAAATTTTAATTCGCAAAGCAATAAAATAGCCTTAGTTATGGCAAATTTTTAAATCATTATAGCTTTAGCAAATTTTGATTCGCAAAGCAATAGCCTTAGCTTATGCGATTTTAGTTTGACGATTTTCGGTATATATTTATAACATTAATGGTCTACCTCTGCCTCTACCTCTGCCTCTGCTACTTCTACCTCTGCTACTTTGATTCTGATTTCTAGCTTTAGTCTTTATTGCGTTTGTTTCTTTTTTCTCACTCTCATTACTATCTTTAATTTTAATACCTTTAGCATTTTCACCAATATTATTATTTTTTATAATATCTTCTAAATCATTAGGTGTTATTTCGAGAATATCTGATAAATCTTTTATAATATTTATCCTTTCCTCTTTCCAAATTTCTTGTACAAGAAAATTTATGTAAGAATTAATCTCATTAGGTAAACCTTTACATATGCTAAAAATTTTATCTTTATCTAAGATATTTTCATTCATTTATTTGATAAATAATATATTTATCGTAATTTAATTTCATTTTTTTGGTACGATCCGTAGCTGAATTTTCTTACCTTCTACTGCATTTTCATTCGTCTTAGTATTGCAATTAGGTTCACTATTATTATTATTGATGGTAACAGCTGGATAACTGGCATGTCTGGGCTTTATTGTTACAGTTACATTTGGTTTTTGTATGACAAGTTGTGGTATTTGAAGTCTTGAATCATTTAATTTTACGATTGTTTGGGTAGAATTAATTTTAGGAGTTATTTTAGGTATTATTATTTTTTGTTTTTCATCAACTGATTTAAGTGATAAATTTTTATCCTGCAGTGTTTCCAGCAATTCAGGAGTTTGTCCTTGCGATAAAATAACTGGTATATTTTTATCTGTTAAATCATTCGATAAAATAACTGGTATATTTTTATCTGTTAAATCATTCGATAAAATAACTGGTATATTTTTATCTGTTAAATCATTCGATAAAATAACTGGTATATTTTTATCTGTTTGCGATAAAATAACTGGTTTTATCGATAAGGATTTTGTTATGGATGCTTGTGTCTTAGTGATTCTTGGCTTAACCACCTTATTCTTCGTAGGTTTCACCTTATTAATAGAATCATTATTGTTATCGCTATTGCAATCATCTTTATCTTCTTTATCTTTATCTTTATCTTTATCTTTATCTTTATCTTTATTAATAGTTTCATTCTTTGGCTTTTCAATCATGATTGGTGTAATTGTGTTACTAGTGTTACTGCTATTATTACTATCCTTGTCACATAAATAGATTAATGTATCGGTGCCTTTGACCTTTAAACTCTGTGTTGAATTTATATCGGTATTAGTTCTTTCGTTATGGTTTAAAAGATTTCGTAAAAAGTCTTCGGGTATTTCACTAGGCTTATTTTGATCGGCAATCTTATTAATATGGTTCGTATATAATTTTAATAATATTGTTTTAATACGTGATGTATGTAATAGAGCATAATGATCCTCTAATTTGTTCATCTTAATCAAATCTTTAACATCATTAATGTGCAAATTATATTCTACTAAATAATTTATACCTACCTCTTGATTTCCTTTCGGATCTAATAAGTTATAAAGGATAATCTCACTTAAAGCTCTGATATCTTCTAACGAATATGTATCCTCTTTATTAATTTTTCGAACCAGACCATTAATATTTTTCTGATTAGCTCGTTGAAAACTAAAGCGACCAAGAGCAGTCGTAAAACACACCTTCTTATATGCACTCTTTCTCTGCTTATTTACATAATAACATGGGACCCATGAACTTGTAAGCCCATGTATCTCTTGTAAATGCCAGCTTTGATTATTATACATAGTTTTATCGATTATATCACCAAGAACGATGCTATCAATACTATCTTTAATATTGCTAAGTTTTTCGAAATCGTTTAATCCAATTTGTAAAGGAATAAAATCGAGATAGTTTTCATGCATCATCATTGGTAATAAACTTTTTTCAGTTTCATAGATTTTAAGGAGTTGTTCTGGGTGTGAAGAATGATTGAATATGCCATTTACTTTTTCTGTTAAATGCAAATCTAAATCTTTCGAACAAAAGATAGATGTCTGATTATTTACAAGATCTGCATCGATACAAACACCATCACTGTTATTGCTCTTATAGTTTTTAGCTATAGTAGTTAGATTTTGCAGGATCGTTAATAACCTTCTATAATCGCCTTGAGATTGTGTGCAGACTAAATCACATGCTTCATCAGTAATTTTAAAGTTTTCAAGGGCCGATACTTTATTAATAACAGTTTTAAGCTCTTTTCCGGTTGGTTTTTTAAATATAATTTCTAAACAATCTTTTTTAAGTTCTTTCATCTTTTTATCAGTATTATCATTGCAAATACAAATTATTGGAGGAATCCATCGTTGTGCAAGAGCATTCTTTTCTTCTTTCTTAACACTTCGCTTACCTCTAGCAGGATTTATAAAACTAATAAGTTCGGCCATACCACCCATATCACCAGAGCTCATACCATCAACCTCATCCATAATAATACCGAAACTTTTATAATCTGGTGAAGCTTTATCAACCGATGCAGTATGAACCAAATGAAATAAATTCTTCTTAACTAATTTCTTACTTCTTACATCAGATGCATTATACTCTTTAATTTTATAACCATGCTTGTTCAAAACTGCATGGGCTAATGTAGTCTTACCTAGTCCTGGAGGACCAGATAGTAGGAGTGCTCTTTTTATATTTGCATCTTTATTCTTATAAGCTTTAAACCAAGCTTCGATTTCATCGATCTGAGAGTTGCTACCTACTAAATCGGCTAAATCTTTTGGTCTATATTTTTCTGTCCAAACTGGAGATCTAAACATAATTTCTCTTAATGTATTATGTTAATTTTAAAAAGTAATAAATTCTTTTGCAAAAAGATTTAAAAATCCTGCTTTAAACAAAGATAATTTAATCATCATTTTTTATATAAGCACGAAAATTAATTTATTTATCCCAATTTTTTTTAATATAGTTAACTAGTTTTCTTCTCTCATCATTCGTTATATGATAATATATTTTATTTGAATTATCATGATAATATCTTGCTGAAAATTTGCATAAGCCATATGTACGTCTTTCACTCATATCCCTGCAAATTGTTGTGAATACACAACCAGTCTTTATACTTTTGATAAATTCTTTCCAATCATTTTCACTCAACTGAATTCCATTAAGGAATGTTATATTCGAACAATATCTGCTAGTTGTCATTTGATTGAATACTTTTTATCTTCACAGCTTTATTCAATTTTTAGAAAAAAGAGTAAGGGGACTCTATAGCGTTTTATTTTTAATCTATTTTAATCGTAAATTAATAGTAAATTAATAGTAAAATTAATCGTACAACATCCAAAAATCTATTTTTGTGTTTTAGGGTTTTTGTAAAATAATTTACAGAGGATTATTAAACTAAAGAGACTTTGTTAAATAATTTACGGAGGAATTTTAATTCATGTAAAAAAGAGCTAATCATTGGATTTTATTTTTTATATCAATATCACAAATAGTAAATAAATAAAATTGATATACAAAAAGGTCGAATGATTTTTCATTTGAATTAATAAATGAATTATGTAATGGATTATCTTTTGGAATATGTAATAGTATTAATAGTAACATATTGTTACTATCCTTTTAACTCCTATCCAATAGCTTATTTCTTGGCATTAGATGGTATATATTCTACATTAGCTTTTATGAGGTTACAATCTCGTAATCTGACTCAGAGTCAAGTTTTAGAAAAGATTGGAATATTGTATAATATTGATTTTATAGATAGATATATTTATTATATTGCGGTATCCTTCTTTTATCAATATTTACAACTACTTTTCTGGTTAAACGAATCTTTTTCTACTTACTTAATAATTTTATTGCTCTTAGTGTTTGCGCCACCGAATCAGATAAATTTATTACATAAAACCTGGTTGAATCCAACCTTTAGCATATTAGGAGAGATAAGAATAAAAGTGTCTAAGACGGTATGTGCATTTATCTTAGCACGTATTATGAATTTTCTTTCATTAGTCTGTGTAGATCTTAGACCTAATATTCATACAGCTGAATTATATCCTTTAATGAAGAGTGCAACACTAAGTAATACACCAAAAACGCTTTTGAATTTTTTAATTGCCACATTAGTGCAATATACACAAAATAATGGTAGGACGATGAGTAGTAGGTTAATTCGAGTCGTATATAGATATAATACAGGAAAGAAGATAAACACAGTAAAATCAGAAGAGCAAGCAAAAGAACAAATAGTTAAAGTCTTAGTTGAAAGACGTTTTAACGAATTAATAAGACCTACAACACTACAAACAGTATTCTATCTTTATCAATCAAAAGAGGATGGATTGTTATACACGATATTTACAGAATTCGAATATAGAATCTTACAAATAGGCTCTATTTATACATTAACTAAGAGTATTTTAGGAATTCCGGCATATTATGCAGCTATTTTCTCTTCTATCTTATGTCTGTATAGAATCTATGCTAATGTAACAGATCACAGAAAGGATTTTATAAAGAATGAGACACAAAAGAGTAGTAATGATAATTATAATGTAATAGATGAATCTGAAAGAGTGGTTAGAGCTATGATAGGTCGTATAGTAGGTTTAATAATTGGATCTATCTCACCTATGAATTATCTGCTGACGATATTAGTATCTGAATTAACATATTATTTAATAATACAATTTGAATATGGTATAGTCTTATTATTAAAGAATTATTTTTCTATTAATTATGCAAGTTTAGAGTCTCTGTATAAGATTATAAGCGAGACTACCGATTATGAAATGAGATATATATTGATCACATTATTATTAATATCGAACTATTGGTCATTATTGTTATTAATATCATCATTAATTCTTGCACCAAATTTTACAGCTATTATCGTCATTATATTTAATGTAATTTTATTAAGGATAAGTAACTTTAATTTGCTGCATTTGAGTTTTATAATCTTTCAGACGTTCTTCTATCCACATTATTCATATTATCTTAAAAAAATATTATACAGTTTTGATAAGAATAATAATTTAATATTTAAAATATATAATACTAATGCTAATACTAATACTAATACTAATAATAATACTAATAATAATGGTAAAGTTAGTAGTGATGCAATAGTTACATTAAATATGGTGGATAGCTATTACCCATCGAAAGATACTTTTAATACGGTAGTATCTGCATCTATAGTTGAAAAGGTTGAGGATCAAGATGATAGAAAGAAAGATATAAAGGATATGAATGATGTTGAAATTAGAGAAGATCTACAAAATATATTGGAAAGATCAGTAAAAGGTCTAGATAGCCCTGTAATATCAGATGAGGCAACCATAAATCTTTTAAAGTCTATTAAAAATAATAGCGGCATTATAAGTTTGGATAAAAGTATGTATCTAGGATATAGTGAGGATGAGGATAAGAATGACATAGATGAATTAAGTCTTTATTCTGAATACTAGGGTTACTTTATTAATTACAAATCATTAAGAATATAAATTGATAATGATTAATAATATATTATAAAATATTAATATATATCAATAATAATTTACGAATAATTATTACGAAGAAATAAAAAAATGATGAGTGTACAAGCCAATCCATTCGTTGAGACCAAATCAGAATTTAGTTTTGTGTCAATGACGAGTCAATTCATAACAGTTGGTAATGTTTATTCGATCGATTTGGATCGTTTTGTATCAGCCTTAGTTCAGCCGGCAGGTATGTTCGGAAAGCGTCCAGGTACAGATGAATCCCTCTTGGTTATAAGATTAAAAGGATCTGGTTTTTTAAAATATTTAAAATACAGTTATTATCGAATTTACTATAAGACTTCTGTAGAAGCAATAAAAGACATGAAAATTGTTATTGATGCAGCAAACAAATGGCAAAATGCTAAACAAAAGAGCAAAGTAGCATAATAATAAATTATTTAAGAATATGTACAATGATGTAATAAAAATGAAATTGTTTTAAAACTTTTTTCCTTATCTTAAAAAATGTCACTGAAATGTGGAAATAGAGTAGAAATCAATAGATCGATTAGTAAAAAGCTTTTAGAGAATTGTCTAATTGATTTAAAAAATGGTAATATTTTAGTATTTGATGAAAAACCATCTTTAATAGAAGATGAAATAAATATTAAAATTTCTGCAATTGGATTCATTCGTAATAAAAAGAAGTTTTTAAAGTTAACTAATACTCAAAGAAGGGAATTTATTAGTAAAGCGACCCAAAAAAATCTTATGAATCAAGAATGTAATATTGTTATAAAGGGCAATGAATATATTGATTCTCTTACCAAGGCTTCTTAAATATAGTGGGGTAATGGCTTTTGAATATACCAAGGAGTGTTATCGTAATTCAAGGTAATTTCTTCATCCTTTTTCAATGGTTTTAATACTTTGATATACCAACCAGTTATTTTATCGCAAGCAGATAAAAATTTACCAGGTTTGTCCTTACGACAAACTCTGGAAGTGCTTTCAGCAATACTAGAATCTACCCAATCAAGGTATGCAGTAGGATTATACGAATGATTTACGAATGATCCTAGATATTCTGTTACATATGGGATGAAATAATATTCAAAGCCAATTCCTAATCCGATAACTTCATTAACTTTAAGATTCTTTGCACTTATAACTCCTTTTCCATGTATATTTGAATCTCCTATATAATAGTTTGAATTCATATATTTAAACAAAATATTATTTTATTTAATAAAAAATAATTTACGAATTATTAAACTAAAGAGAGACTTTTTAGTAATTATACCATAAAAAAATGATAAATAATCATTAATGTGTAGACTGCTAATAATGCATATAATAAGATAAACTAATATGTCAGAGGAGGAAATATTACATAAATTTATGAGTGTTGTAAATGTTACATCATCCGATAAAGACACAAATATAGATACCAATATAGATACCGATATAGATACCGATATAGATATTCGAGATGAAAATAAAAGTAAGACGAATCAGATAAATGAGGTAACAGGGGATATAAAGATACCTAAAGGATTATTGGAAGTAATGGAAAAAGAGAGGAAAGTTTTAAAAGGTGTATATAATGTTCCAGATTTAAAATTCAATACCATGGTAATGGTTAGCTCTATTGAACGAAAAATAAATTTAGATATAGTTGCAAAATATATTAAACTATCAGATTCTTTTATATCGAAACCTGTAAAACAAAAGAGTAAAGATAAAAATAAAGATAAAAATAAAGATGTTAGTAAAGTAAATGAAAATGAAGTTAGCAAGGTAAACGAAGTTAACGAGGTAAACGAAATTAACGAGGTAAACGATATAAATAAGGTTAGTTTTGGAAACCAAATAACGTTCGATCATAAAGATAGTCAGAGTGGTGAAATTTTGAATGTAAAATTATTTAGTAATGGTATGATAGTCTTAGCAGGATGCAAAGAGACTGAGATTCATCCTAATAAGGCAATATTAGATTTAGTAAAGATCTTAAAATGTAAGGGAGATATTACCATACCTATTTTATCAAATATAAATAAATTTGTAACGAAGGATAGGACGAATTGGACTAAGATAGCACGTGATTCTATACCAATATATAATAAATTAGCTGAATTAATTAATAGTTATTTAAAATTAGAATTACCAACAGATCTGTTATCTTTAACTATTAGTAATGATGAAGAGACAATTAAAATGAATAAAAAGAATAAGAAGAGTGGGAATCTGCTCTTAACTGAGAGTCTCGAACAAAAATTAGCATTTATTTTTACAGTTTATCAAATATTATCTATATACTATGATCCACAGCTAATTTTATCAGATAGTAATGTTGAACTATGTAAGGATATTACCATAAATGAAATGAATAAAAAGATAGATATATTTATGGCACTCTTAAAACATATATGTGATAATTATAATGAAATTAAGAGAGAGTTTAATCTTAATTTACAGAGCTATTATGATAGTCTTGAAGATCCAAATTTAATTTATAACCCAATAAATTTAAGGATTGCATTAATAAATATGGGATTTAAAATGAATTATAACATTGACCGTGTTAAAGCCGCCGAAATTCTAATCGATAAATATAAACAGAAAGTCCAATATGATCCTGATCTCTATCAAGGATGTAAAATTACTTACAAGAGTGATAAGGATTGTTGTATTCATAACCTAGCTTCTTCCTGTAAGATGCCTACTAAATTTATAACTGAGTCGCAAATACACGAAACTAATAATGCGCGAGAATTAGCAAGTACGACAGTTACGAAAGTCACGAAAGGTACGACCGTTACGACAGTTACGACAGTGGTTGATAATTGTAAATGCTCATGCAATAATGTTACAATATCAATATTTAGAAACCATATAATTATAACTGCTGCAAAGAGTTGGAAACAAATTTTAGATGCATATAATTTTTTAAATATTTTTTTAACAAATGAAAAAGAAAATATTCAGATATTTGTAAACACTGAAATGGTTCAAAAAAAGAAACAAACAGCATCTGCTGCTATATGTCATAATGATTGTATCTATTTAAGCAAAGCGCATATATTGTCGAATCCTCGTAATTTCTTATTACTAAAAAAACTTGGAATGTTAGAAGCATTTAGTTAGTATGTGTCTTAACATTCTGTTCTGTATCAACAATCACATCCATTTCATACTTTGCATATGGATTACTGGCAATTTGTGTAATTTTAGGACTGCATCCTAATTTAACATCTGATTCAACTAGTAAAACATATTTTGTTACGAGTTTACAATTTTTTTCATCATAAACCTCTTTTTTAACGACTTTGCAATTTGGATTAGCTGCAACATCTAGTTCGATTTCGAAGGTAGTCCTGTTGTTATCTTTTAATCGTTTAAGTAAGACATCTGGAATAACATCAACTTTAACATCGACAGAATCTGTAGCTACAGGTTTTTCACAGCTTTTTGCCCTTGCTACTGCTACACCTTTATGTTTTTCAGCTAAATCTTTTACCATCTGTCTTTCTAATCTTTTCTGTTTCTGACATTTTGTGCATTTACATAAAGCTTTATCTTCGAGTATCTTTCTCATATTTATTTAATATATTTTATTATATATTAAGTAAATAAAATATTATTTACTTTTAATGATTTATATTATTACGATATAATAATAACTGGACTCACTTGTTTCTAGTGATATATCAAATTTTTAATCATTAGATAAAATAGCTTTAGCAAATTTTTAATCATTAGATAAAATAGCTTTAGCAAATTTTTAATCATTAGATAAAATAGCTTTAGCAAATTTTTAATCATTAGA